CTGCTGTGTCTCACCCCTATATTGATACACAAATGCTGTAGCACCATCTATAATAACAGGTGCAAATCTATCAGGTATAGTTGTTGTATCTCCATGTGCTGATAAGTCAGTAGGAAATGTATAGTAATCAAACTTAATTGCATATGATTTATTTGGAAATGGATACATTAAGTAATTGTTATCAGGAGTTCTTACTACATATTCAGGAACACTACCTCTAGTAAACTGTGCTACAGTTACCCCACTTACACTTGAAGCTGCGGTAGTGCTACCAGCACCTCTTGTACAGCCTGTAAATGTTGTACTAGTTACTCCAGTATAAGTAATTGTTTCATTACCTATGACTATATTACCAGCCGTATCAAATCCTGTAGTGCTTGATACTGTTATAGTTGTCACACTGTCTGTATGAGTTGTAGTAGTTGTTGTAGTATTTATTTCATCTTCTTGATTTATAACTCTATTTACATAGTCATTATAATCAAGTAATCCTAATTTGTATCCACTATTACCTAAGTCAGTGTCCTTAACTATTCTAAATGTATTGTAGTCTACTGTCTTTGTAGAAGTAGGCAAACTATATCTAACCACACCTGCTGTTAGTGTTTTAGTTTCTGTTGCATGGTTAAATGGGTAGTTAAACTCTCTTTGGTTAATAAACCTAATTGATTCATTAACTGCGTTTTGACATTGAACTTGTATACCCCTAGCACTAGAAAAGGTTGTAGAAGTTAATGCAACTTCATTCAACCTTGCTATTACTTTATTTGTTAGTGTTAGGTAAGTTTCTGCCATAATAATTCCTATAAAGATAAGAGAGCAAGTTGCCCTGCTCCCCTATATATAAATTAAGCTAAAGTGTCTCTATCAACTTCATTAGCTGCCATGTCACCAGCATCACTGATATCCATAAGAGTCGCAAAACATCTTATCTTTCCAGCGGTTGTAGTACCAGTCATAGCTTGTAATAACAAGTCAATAGTATCAGCAGTGCCACCAACAGTTACAGCCGCATAAGCTGCAGGAGTTGGAGCATAAGCATTTACTGATGCACCATCAAAGTCAAAGCCATCTACAAAGTTATCAACGTCACCACCTGTGACACCAAAGTCAAAGGCTGTATCGGTTGAAGTACCTGCATGTACTGCTGTAACCTCAAATCCTGCGTGTAGGATAACAGTTTCAGCAGGAACACTTAGACACTTAATGATATCAGCGGCTGCAAGTGCTGTACCTTTTGAAGTGGCTGCAGTTGCAAAGTTGATTTCATTTTGTATCATATAAGGCTTTCTACCTCTTGGGTGATTACCTCTAGCTGATATAGATAAATCTACGGTTGCCATTAATCAATCTCCCTATGCTAAGTGATATATTGCAGTACAGATTGCTTCAGGGCGAAGTATCTTTCTGCCGTACAAATGCATACCACGAACAATATCAGCAAAAGAATCAGGGTCTCTGTAAGTCTCTGTCTTGTTGATCTGTTCAGCAGTAGCTACTGAAGATGAGTGACCAGCTACAATAACACCAAAGTTTGTAGAACTATTAGTACCTGTAGTAGAAGGTCCTGTTCCTAAACTTGGAAGATTATTTGACTGATATATCTTAAAACCATGTAGGTTATTCATTACTAAACCATTCTGAAGTCCAGTTCCACCCCAATCAGATTGGAATAGTCTTGAGTCTTCATCTTTTAGTACCTCAATAAATACTGGGTCTAATACTAACCATCTACCATTAGTATCTACATTCTGCTGATCCATAAGTCTAGACATTCTAGCTATAAGAGTCAATGGGAATGTATCACCTGCGGCAGGAGTTGCATCAGTTGCACCCGGCATTCTTGGCTGAATAGTGACAGCATCGGCTGCTGTACCACCAAAATCAGCAGAGTCTATTTGCATGGAATCTAGTAATTCATCAGTACCAGCAGTTGAAACAGCAACAGTACCGTTAGTAGTAGTATTGGCTGTATCGGCTGCACTATGCAATGCACTTTGCTTATAACCTGACATATAACCAAGTACGTCTTGGTCAAATTGGTCGGCTAGTCTGTAAGCTGCTCTATCAGATGCTAACTGTTGAAAGTTAATATGTGAGTGAGCCTCTTCAATATCATCCACTTTAAATGCAAAGTAATTAGCTTTGTCAATAGTAAGTGAAAACTCTTCATCGTCAAGGTCTTGAGGAGTAATAGTAGTTCCTCTAGAATATGCCTTAACTGTAATTTCTGGTTCTTTAATAACCTTAACGGAATCGCCCATATTTGCAATTTCACCAAAATAATCATTATTAGTGATTGCGTCAACAACAGAACCCTTACGGAACGCAAGTTGTACCTGTTTGCTGTAAATAATAGGACTAAAATTACCGTTAGGGAGGTTACCATATCCAGCTGCTGCTGTAAATGCCATTTTAATCTCCTTAAACATTTAGCTAATGTACACCAAAAGGTGTACTACCTTTTAGTCATTTTACTTTATAAGGACCATTCATGCGTTGAGGTTGTACATTAGATAGCTAATCTTTTGTAGGCTCACATAATTGGGTAGTCTATTAAAGTCGTGTTGATGTAGTATAAGTATCCAAAAGGGGTTATACTACACCTCTAGTTATCTATAGTTATACTTAGATTTAAAACTTTGTCAAGCTTTTATCTAGCATTACCAGAGATATCATAAATAAAGTTACCACTACGGATAGCTTCCATTATACTTTCTGATTTAGATTCATATTCTTTAGCACTCATTTTCTGAACTGCTGACTCACGAATCTTGTTACTGCTACCATCAGCATCAATCTTAGTCTTTGTGCCTTGCGTATTAACTGCTTTAGCAGCACCAGTATCATTCTTTGTCTTATTTGTCTTACCAATACCTCTATCTCCTTTGTAGAGGTCAATAGCTCTTGCCGCTGATCTTGCGTCATTATCATTCTCATATAGTGCGTCTTGTACCCATTTAGGCTGTTCTTCTGCCCAATTATGAAAGTCATCACTTTCTCTTATCTCATTAAAATCAGGATGTAAGCTTAGTAGTTGTGCTTCAGCTTTATCTTTTACAGCATTTATCTGCATTTCATCTATTTGCTTAACACGTTCTTCTAGAGCTTTAGATTGTTCCATAGCTTTCTTCATAGCTATTGTTTCTACAATCTTTGCAACATCAGGATAATCTTTTGCCCATGCTTCTATATCCTCGTCTGACTTTGGCAATTTCATTTCTTTCTTAGTAGCTTTGTCTAACTGACTTTTTAAGTCATTTAACTGCTTTTGAAATTGCTGTTCTTTTTCTTGGGTATGTCTGCGTAAATCTCCATATCGCTTCTTGAAAGTTTTTTCTTCAGCAGAAGTCGGCTCTGCTTCACCTTCCTCTTTCTCCTCGCTAGTCTCATTTGAACCTTTTTGCTCTTCAACGAGCCTCGCAAGTTCTTCTTCATCTTTCTTTAATCTCTCTTCTTGAGAATAAGGTCTATTTACAAACATTGCTTTTTTAGGTGTAGCATCTTTCACCATTACATCTTTAGCTAATTCAGCCATTTTCTTCTCCTAGGGTTAACGTAGCCTTTATGGGGGTTAAGTAAGCTAGTTCTAATTGTGGATTATTAACGTGAAGCTAATCCACCTCGCTTCATCTTTTTAGGTTTAGGTTTTAATTTAGGTATAAAGCCACCTTTAGCTGTGGAATATCCACCACCTCCACCATAACCACTGTCTCCCATAGAGCTTGAGTCACTACCACCACTCGTGCCACCATCTGAGTCATTATTATCATCATAGTTATTACTTGTGTCTACTGTCGGTGTGCTATCTTTGAAAGAATCATCAGATATTCCCTTGTCTATGCCTTTTCCTACATTATCCATAAAATCATCGCTTAGACCCGGATTTATTTGATCGTCTTTACCAAATTCTAACCCACCTTGAATATCTCTCATATCTTTTTCAGATAATCCTTCTACACCTTTAGTGTCTACTTTATCTCTTCCTTTAAACTCATCATCTAAATAAGATTTACCCATGTCAAATATATCTTGAGGTCTCATGCCTTTGTCAAATTTCTTTTGTATATCTTTAGCTTTTACTACGGCTCTTTCTATCTTTGATACTCCGGGGACTTTCATGCCCATCTTTTTAGCTAATTCATTTACTGCAAGAGTTTTTAAACCTAGACCTTTTGCTAATTGACTTACTTGTCCTATCGCTTGTGTTTTAATCATATCAGCTATTGCAGGATTAACTTTATTAAAATTAGCTTTTCCAGATGCCTTATAATCATCCACAGAAGCTAGAGAAACTGTACCATCAAAATTATAAGATACAGCATAATCCACTCCACCTATAGTTGTTCTAGCACCACCTAAATCTGATACTTCAGAGTCACCACCATCTGATGTAGACTCCACCCTAGCACTTTTAGTTTTAGCACTTTGTGTTGTAGTTGTGTCTACTTTATCTGTTTTAGGTTTAAAGCCTTCAGGAAGTCTAAAACCAGTTAACATTTTACCATCTTTAAATGGAACTTGTATTTCTGCTCCAGCATCATTTACATAAGTCCTATATTCATCGGGTCCTCCAACATCTTTATATAAGTCTTGGAACTTTAATTTACCTTTATTTGCACCCTCTTGTGACCCATAGGTGAAACCACCTGTAGGTGTTGATGTTGGTATTGGAGGAGGAGTATATTTCATAGGTTGTATTCTCTGTGCAGTATTGTCAAAAGCAGACTTCCTAGTTGTTGTACCACCAAATCCATTAGCGGCATAGACTACTCCACCTTGAGCCATATCCATTTCACCATCATTATACTCTTCATCGTCATCCATGTCAAGGTCTTCTAAAGAAAAAGGTAAATCATCAGGCATAATAGCTTCTTCGCTGTTGCCCATTTGACCCATATCTTCCATCATCTGAAGTCCTGATTTAGCACGTTGACGTATTCTCATTAGTTTTTCAAGACCTATAAAACGCACTACATCTGCAGGAAACACAAACTCTCCCTCACTTAATTGTGCAGGTATATCGTCTCTTACCTCTTCTTGTGTTGAACCTGAAGGAACATCATTACCTGATACAGGGTCTATTGTACCACCTTGATCTTTAAGTCCACCATCTTCAAACATTTCCATTTGACCACTTATGTTGCCACCTTTAGCTTTTCCTATTCTAGCTCTTTTCATCTCATCTTTAACTTGCTGTTGCCTAACTTCTATTTGCAATCCTATTAAATCAGTTAATTCTTCAGTAGTCAAGCTAGGATATTCTTTTTTTGCTGCTGCTAATAGCTTTCCCATAGGTATCATATCTGCCATATTATTGTTCCTTTACGTTAGCTTGTACATCAAGGTTTTTACCTTGTGTTGATCCTTGACCATATAAAACTCCTTCTCCATCAAACTCACTAGGTTTAAAAGTTCTAAATAATTCATCTATATTTTCTTTCTTTAGTGTATCTCCGGGTTTTAACATACCCTTTTTTACTGCAAACTCTACTGTATTATTGTAAAGAACATCATCTTCTTGTACTTTTCTAGCTTGTTGTTCACCTGCTAAATTCTTATATTCTAAAACAGCTTTCTGTTCTCTTATCTCTAAATTTCTAGCTACACGTTCTAAATACAAACGGTACTGCATAAACTGTATAAAATTAGAGTTTCCTGCAAGAGAATTAATTATAGCAGCTTCTTCCTCATTAAAAACAACATCTCTTATTTTGTAGCTTTGTGTAGGCTCAAGAGCAGTTACTGTGTAAACACCATTTCTATCAGGCATTCTTTCTTTAAATAAGTTTCTAGTGCCTGCTTTGCCATCATTATACATATAAGAAAATTCTCTTTCTGCTAATTTATCTGTGGCTGTTTCAAATAAATTTTTTCTATTATCATTAAACTTGTAAGAAACACCATCATACTTAAAGCTATCTGTTTTTGTAGTAAAATCATCTAATAACATTTTTTTATCATCTGTAAATTGTCCTACGTCTATTTTGTATTCCGGTCCTAATATACTACTAGGACTACCACCACCTTCAAAACCTTCTCTTCTTTGGACAGCATGTTGAACTTCATGTAAAAGGTCACTTCTTACTTTATCTAAATTTCCACTACTTACATATATTGTTTCTTTTCTACCACGTAAGCTGTATATAGCTTGTGTTCCACCTGTTTTTAATTTAGTTGCCTCTGCTTCAGACAGTTTCATTTGATCTATGTAAGAATCAAAGTTTTTTATTTTTATATTTTCTAAGTTTGTGTATTGCGTTTTTCCAGACTTACCATCTG